AGATAGAGAAGCAAATCCGTGACATAGAGAAACAGAAAACAGCCGACTTATTAAATCCTCAAGAACAACTTAGGATTGCTGAAGCTAACAGAGATGCACTTGCGAAACAAGTAGAATATTATAAGTCTATTGTTGAGATGCAAATAGAGAACAACAATCTATTGCAACGGCAATGGGAACTTATTGATAAGCTGACCGAGGAACGTCAAGACGAAATTGATAGACTAAATAAATCTATCTCGGACGCTCAAGAGCGGTTATCCGAATCTACAAATGAGTTGACGTCTGCTACAGAAGAACTTTCTAATGAACTTGCTGAGGGGCTTAACTTTGGAGGAACAGATATTCCAGAATGGGATATTAAGAACTGGTTTAACTTTGACGAAATGCTTGCCGACGCCGAAAAAACGTGGGGTGACTTTAGCACATGGTGGAACACTGAGATAACAGGGAAGTTGCAACCAGAGATTACGTCTTTAGGAGAAAGTCTTTCTACAATATATAATATCATAATGGGTGAAGATAAGGCTGGAGGTGACTTGGGGCCAAAAGAGAAACCACGTATAGTTAAGATTATTGATGATGTAAAACAAGCGATAGCAGCTATTGTTAAAACATGGAATGAAAGTGGCGCTCAGATAACGATTGACATAATTTTAGACAGAACGAGTAAATTATTTGGTGGAACAGGAACAGACCCAAACGATACGTTTCTAAAGAATATCCAAAAAGTTATTCAGGACATTATAATTTGGTTTGGAAGTGAAAGTACAATGGAAGGGATAAATTCTTTCTTTGATACTATGGAGAAAATACGTGGATTTCTGTTTCCAGACTTCACGTCCAAAGACCCCAACATATTATGGGGTTCTGTACTCAGAGGAATAAATGATGCGTTCAAGAATGGTTTTGTAGAAATCGGAAAAACGATTATGTCCTTTACTAGCCTTGACGGACTCTTAAAGAGGATGGGAGAAGTATCAAAGGAATATTTAGATAAAAGTGGTAAGGTTTCAAAGGTTTGGGATTCTGGATGCTTAGAATGGGAAAAGAGGCTTAAAGAACTTGCTGACAAACTTGTTTATCGTAGTATTATCCCTGATATGATGGATGAGATATACAGAGTTGTATCAGGACGCTTCGGCGATATATGGAGAAGTGTCTCTGCCCCTCAAAGCCTATTCGATAATTTATGGGGTATAGGAGTAGGCATAATAGATAATATAATACGTGGAATCGGCGATGCCAGAGAAAGACTGGCTGATACTGTTCGTGGAATAGCCCAATATATACCCCAGTGGTTGAGAGATTGGCTTGGTATGAACTCACCATCTAAGATGTTGATGAAAATAGGGTTTGACGCTGGAAATAGCGTCGCTATGGGAATGTTGGAGTCTGCTAGCAATATGATGTCTGCCGCTAATATACTTTCTTCTACTATGGCTGGCGGATATGCAAATGCTGGTTTGATGTATTCACCTGCGCTGGCTAACAGTGGCTCTTCATATACAAATAATTATAATCTGTCTATAAATTCAGGCCTACCTCCTAACGTTGTAGCTGGAAGTTTCGCCGCGATGAAAGTAAAGGCTGGAAAATAATGAGAAATACGTATTATAGAAGTCGTCAAGGGAATAGGGACTTTTATAATGACGACTATTCTGGAATATTACAAATTGTTGTTCCAGAAGAAACCACCAACCTGATAACAAACCCGTCAATTGAAATAGATACGACGGGTTTCAGCGCGTATAACTCAACATTATCAAGGGATATTACATATCAAAAGCGCGGCAAATATTCCCTAAAGGTTACTCCAAGCACGTGCACTCCTGGCTCTTTTAGTGCAATCTCTACATGGGTTGGAGCATTATACGAAGTACATCCGAGTGCTGGAACAAGTTACACTTTTAGCGTAGACGTTAAGGGACAAGCTGGTATTCCATTTCTAGTTATGTTTTGGGATATTGACTATTATCCCCCATTAGGACAACCGACTTATTTTGTAGCAAATGGTAGATGGCAAAGAATATATACAACTCACCATCAAGTATCTTATGTTATCGGTGCTTATGTATCCGTATTTGAACTGATAAGACAAAGCACGATGTGTGCGCCATTTTATATTGACGGATTGCAACTTGAGGCGAAGACGTATCCGACAACCTATTGTGACGGAGACATGGTTGGTTACGTGTCAGGCGTGAATGAGTATTTCTGGAACGGTATCCCGCATGAGAGTACAAGCACAAGGCTTAGAAGTACGGCTTCTGGTGGAAAAGTAATAAACTTATTCAGAGATACGAACGCCAAGTTCATCAATGCCGTTGGGTTGGGACTTCCTAACACAACTCCACTACAAGATTTATCAGCTTATGGTGCAGGTGGGTTTTACCAACGCTCAAACCATTCTGGCAGGTCATTCTCTATAACATGTGACATTTCACGGATTAATGATGTTGATAAAAGAACAGATGATTTGGACTTGATAAACCTGCTTAGTCCTAAGCGTGTTCCCGCTCCACAACCGTTGTTATTCAGGTTTTTAGAAGAGGCTAATCCTCAAAAGCGTGTATATGGTGATGTAGGGTTGATGAGGGCATTATATTCCAGTGGGCTTGAAGGAGATAAGTCTAATCCATTTATAGAGAGGCTTATACTGGCATTTTCGGCTATTGAGCCTTATAAAGTCATGGAAGGTGATAACGCGGCTGAATTGCCGACAGTTACTTCACTAAGTACAGTTAAGCGTGTTATAAGGCGTGACCAGAATGGCGCATGGGCAAAGATGCCGTCTGCTGGTGCTGACAATGGTTTTGACGATAGAGTATATGCCATAAAGCGCGCTCCAGACGGAAAGATATTTTTCGGGGGCAGTTTTCTTACCTGTAACGGGGTTGCAGTAAAGCGTGCAGTATATTGGGATGGAACGAGTTTTACACAGCTTTCCACTGGCTTTAATGGTGATGTGTATGATTTCGAGTTTGACAATGATGGGAATGTCTATGTAGTTGGCGCTTTTACCGCAGACGGGACTGGAGCTACAACACTAAACAGAATTGCTGTTTACGATATAAGCGCAGATACCCTTACCGCTATGGGTACTGGTTTTGACGGCAATGTGTATTGTGCCAAAATTGGCGGTGATGGGCTGTTATATGTTGGTGGAGCTTTCACGACATCTGGAGATACACTTGATACGTTAAGGCACGTGGCCGCATGGTTGCCTGAAACTGGCGCATGGCTAGACGTAGGTGATGACAATTTATTTGGAGATGTTCGTGCCATTGTGTTTGGCGCTATGGATAGAATGTATATCGGTGGTCAGTATCCTGTGATAGATATTGACTCGTCTTATTCTGGCGTAGCTTATACAAGTATTCTTGGGATATACGGAGCTTCAACAACAGACACGTGGCACATGTGCGGAAATTCAGATGATGGTACAGACATAAAATCTGTATATAGCATGGCTGTTGATGACGAGGGCAATATATATGCTGGCGAGACACCATATTATGACGCCGCGTATCATGGCACAGAATGTTATGTTAAGAAATGGTTGCCAGGTGGTGCATGGGAACAGGTAGGTTACGCTTTCTATCACGCTACCACGCCAATGATAAATGAACTTATATACGGTAAATATAGCAAGACAAGACGTGGATTGATTGTTTCTGGAATATTCACCAGTGTAGATAATATCCCGACATACGGTGGATTTGCCAAGTATGTAGGTAACAAGTGGTGTCCATTAGACGTAGACATTAGGTCTGGCGGAGTTAGTGTTGATGGTATTACTGTTTATGCAAATAACGGTGAGCTAATTCTCAGCTTTGACGCATCTTCTACCGTGATAGCACCAGTTCCAATGACAACTCCATTAGTAGTGAATGGAAGTGGGGCTTCGATGGTCAAGTTCACAATACAGAACGAGGGTGTTCTGAAAAGCATTGTGAACATGACGACTGGAGACGAATTACTTTTTAGAGACCTTAACATAATTGCTGGAGAGGGCATCACTATTGATTTGAGTGACCCAAACAATATAACCCTCAACAGCGATATACAGGGTGATATAACTGGTAGGGTACACCCGATAAGTGACGTTGGTTCTTTCAGGCTGAAAAGAGGAGATAACTATCTAAGCAGTTTCTTCTATCTTTCAGGCGGAACGACTGATGAAGTGATTGTAGAATGGAAAGACATTGAGATTAATGTAATAGGTGAAATTTCACACAGTTGCCCGCCAAGTGTTGCAATCAGAGGGCAATATCCTCCAGTTCCTGTTGTTGGTATATGGCGTATCCTTATGGAAACTGGTGAATATATACTCACAGAGACTGACGATGAGTTATTGATGGAGTAATAATGTACAGAGAAGTGTCAGATATTCCTGGTGATATATACCTAGACGAAAGTCTTGGAAAGATACAAATTGTAGTTCCAGAAGAAACTACGAATTTGGTTATCAATCCGTCCGTCGAGGAAAACACCACTGGATATACTGGTGTCAATTCCACAATGACACGCATAAGCACGGAACAACGTAGAGGGATATTCTCGCTACAATGCGTTCCCGTTGCGGCTGGATGGAGTGGATTATATTACGGAACAATATCCCTAACCGCTGGTGAGTTATATACTTTGAGCGTAGACGTGAAGGCTTCTAGCGGGTCAGAACTGGCTATATATTTTGCCGACACGTCTGGAAATCAATTAGGTAAACTTTGTAAAGTTACAGCAAGCGGAGAATGGCAACGGGTATGGGTTACATACGGTGAAACATCTTCTACCACAAGACGGGTATATATTCTGCAAAGAACATTATCTTCAACACTTACGGATAATTTATATGTAGACGGATTACAGGTAGAGAATAAAGGATATAGAACTACCTATTGTGACGGTGATTTGCAAGGATACATTGTAGACAATGAAGATTATGTCTGGAATGGTACTCCCCATGCCAGCACAAGCACGCGCTCAGGAGATACCGCCTCTGGTGGAAAGATTGTAGACCTGATGGACTATGTTGATGGGATAATTGAACTAACTGGCAGTGAGATGATACCAGTCGAAATGTCATTGTCTGGTGAAAGCAACGATGGTTATGAAAGTTATCTGGACACAGTAAACAAGCCCAGGAGATTTATCATATCCTGTGAAGTTTCACATAAACAAATACGTGATTTATCTATTCTGTTACATAGTTCGAGGACACATGAGCCACAGCCAATCTTATTGCGTGTCGACAAAAATGGTGGTAATAATTACGAACAAGACGTTTACCTCTTGAAAACAGTTTACAAGGGCGGTCTTGAGGGAGAGACAGGAAACGGGTATTGGGAGAAAGTTGCCCTGGAGTTTGATGCTGTTGAGCCAATGATTTATAAAGATGGCGACCATGCTCAACAAATTACAATTCCAGCGTTTGACCTGCCTAATTATATTGTTAAATTGAGCAGGGACATGGAATGGATTTTATTTAGTTATGGTTCGTCCAATGGTTTTGACGATGATGTTTACGCAATTACAGAAGCCCCGAACGGAACTATGTATTTTGGAGGAAACTTTACTGCCGACGGTGATGGTAATTCAGTGAAAGGTCTTGCATATTGGAACGGAACTAGATTTATGCAATGCGACATTGGTGTTAGCCCAGGCGTATTAGCTATGGCATTTGGCAATGATGGCAATCTATATTTTGGTGGCTTATTCACAACGGCTGGTGATGCTGGAGCATTACTTCGCGCTGGAATGTATAACCCCGATACGAACACATTGACGCAGTTGGGTGATGGCTTGAATGGCACTGTATACGCTATAGGTTTATCTCCAGATGGGATTATTTATTTGGCAGGGGATTTTACCCAGGATGGGCTTGGAAATACCATGAATTATGTTGCCTATTGGGATGGCGCGGTGCTCGTAAATGCTGGTGTTGGTCTAACAAGTAAGGTATACGACATAGAATGGGATAATAACGGGCAATTGGTTGTTGGAGGGCCAGATTACCTGATAGGCACTGTCGGAACTGGACAGTCTGCGGTCGCGTATTGGGATGGTACTCAATTTGTTGGCATGGGGAATAGTCTAACTAACACTGATAGGGCAACTGCCGTTTCTCTAGGAAGATTACAAGACGGTTCTATAATAGCCGTACCATCCGACGATTTATCCTACCCTCCTGATAAATTCCATATCTTCCAGTGGGACGGAAATAACTGGAACGCGGTTGGCGATAGATTTCATGTGTACAACATCGGCTCTGGTAATATAGATAACGTTACTGGATATGCGTGCTCTAATTCTAACGCCGCAGTCGAGCAGAATAAGATAGTTGTTACCGTAGATGTATCTCCGACACTTGGAGGATATATTAGCGACAGACGTGCATCTGCTATGCAATTTTATTGGGACGGAATGGATTGGCAAAGTTTGCCATATCATGGATATTGTCTATCGTTAGATAATTATATTGACAGTAACGGAAATATATATTTTGGGTTTCCAGAAGCAGAAGGCTTCAATATAGCAGGGAGGGTGACGATTGATTATGCGGGAACTTTCCCAACATATCCTGAAATTATATTTTTTGGGGAGGCGCGCCCATATTCAATTCAGAATGTAACCACACTGGATAGAATTTATTTCAGGGATTGCATAATTCAAGAAGGAGACTACATTAAGATTGCATGTGACAATGCAGGAATAGTTACGGTGACTAATCGTAATAAGAGACATTTCACAGGTATAATATCTGCTGGAAGCGATACTGGTAATTTCAAGTTATTGCGTGGAGATAACATTATCACGGCATTGGCAACGAAATATGACGATATATCAGCTTATGATACAGTTGATACAATCTATCTAAAATGGCGAGAATGTTTTTGGAACTTGGTGTAATATGTCGGAATATATGCTCAGGATAACAGACCCATCTGGTGTAGACATTGGTGATTTATCAACAAGGTCATTTATTAGTCTTGTCTATACTCGCAAACTAAATTCTATTGGCGCGCTGACTCTAAAATTCCCATATAGCCAGAAATTATTTAGGATGTTCAAAGCAGAAACGATAATAGGGGTTTATAGAAAACTTCCAGGCGTGGGATATACCATAGATGGTAATACGCGTTGGTTTGTAAGAAAGATAAACGACAATCGCGAGGCTAATGGGGCTAGATACCTTGAAGTAGAAGCCTATGATGCCATGACATTACTTGAAAGACGTTATATAGCCTATAATCTTGGCAATGAATATACAACCAAAGTGGACTACGCTGACGATATGGCTAAAGTGATAATGAACGAGAATTTTGGTGCGCTTGCTCTTGAGCCAGAAAGAAACATATCCGATTACCTTGAGGTAGACAAAGAACTGAGTTTAGCGTCTGCAATTTACAAAGAGTTTCAGAGAGAGACATTATTATCATCATTGCAATCGTTAGCAGACGCTAGCGACGAAAATGGAACACCATTATACTTTGATATTATTTATGTTCCAGAGACTAAAACCTTCATATTCAAGACATACGTTTATCAACGTGGTATAGACCTAACAACTGACAATTATGGTTTGAAGTCAGTAATTCTTGGGGAAGAACGTAATAACTTGTCAGGTGTTACGGCTGAATACGACTATTCTAACGAAGCTAATTATGTATATGTTGGCGGAAGTGGTGTTGGGGATATTGCGGCTATTGCATCAGTGTATAACGCCCAAAGGATTGCTATATCTCCATTTGGTAGAATAGAAACATATAAATCTGGTGTCAGTACGGCAAGCGCAGATGAGTTATACGATGAGGCGCGCGCTGAATTGATTGATAAGACCCCAAAGGTAACAATAGAAGGGAAAGTTCGTGACATTGAGGGGACGAAATACGGTATTCACTATTATCTTGGTGATAGGGTTACTGTCGTCCACAATGGTAATTACTTTGACACTTACATAGAGGCAGTTACAACAACGGTAACTGAAAGTGGAGAAACTGTTGATGTTACACTAAAAAGCATAGAAGAAGTTATATCTGCTACTGGTAACATTATCCCACCTTCTCCACCTCCGTTGCCCCCAAATCCAACACCAACGCCACCTTCGCCAACGCCACCAGGCCCACCTCCATCCGAATTGATATGGACAGAAAGGCAACCCGCAGGAGATGTTAATAAGAACTGGTATGGTATTGATTCTGATGATGACGGTAGCAATCTGATTGTATGTGTTGGAGGAGGGAGGCTATATACGTCTAGTGACAGTGGAGCAAATTGGACAGAAAGACAACCCGCTGGTAACACAGATATTAACTGGGTGACAGTAGCATCTGATAGCGATGGCACTAATTTGATAGCATGTGTTCAAAATGATAGCATTACTG